CAAACAGGCCGGTGAAGTAGGAGACCATCTTCCCCTCTGCGATCTCCCATTTTTTCCCGATGGCGTCGATCTGCTCCTTGGCTTCGGCGTTTGCATTCAGTTCTTCGTCAGTCAGGTACGGGTTGGCCTTGATCTCCTTGGAGTTCTTGATGTATGCCTCCATGTAGGGCATCATCTCTTTCCAGGAGCGGGTGTAGAGGGTCTGAGCGAGGGCGTTGCGTTCTGTCTCGTTCTTCACGTTTACAAGGGCCGCGAATGTATCCTCAAGGATCTCGTCCGTGGTCCTACCGGCCGTGGCGACCCCGAGCGTGGCAAATGCTTTGGCTTGATCGCTTGTCGCATCCCCGGCCTTGGCAATTGCCAGAGTGAAATTGTCGATCCCCATCGTGACGGTCGAGAACTGCGTACCTGACAACGTCGCGGCATACTGGAGTTCTTGGATCTTCTGCGTGCTCAGGCCGGTGGTATAGGAGAGGTCCTTGATCTCCTGCGCCATGCCGCCGAACTTCTCAATGGTGGAGTAGGCGGCGACGCCCACGGCTGTGATTGGCACAGCATAAGCCCCGAAGGCGGCGGACCATTTGGCCACATCTATTAAGCCCTTATTTGTATCATCCCGCAACGTAGTGAGCGATAATTTCGCTTTGTCGAGGCCCTGCGTCAGTTGCGTAGGATCGAGGCCGAGCCGGATCCAGATGCTGCCTGCGTCTACCATGTCATCCACCTCCTGCGGTTTTGAAAGACTCGAATGTCCGGTCCATGATCTGCTCCGGCGTCATCTCCCGGATTAGTTCCTCTTCCCCGTCTTTTTTCAGGACAAGGAAATCATCGCGCTTGACATCGGACACGCCTTTTGACGCGGCAAACAGGGCCTTGAACGAGGCGAACATGGTATCTACCATACGGAGATCGTCCAGGTGCCGGGCTGCATGGGCGTCAATGGCCCGGAGGATTGCTGCGGGTGACATGGTCCAGAGTTCCGATTCGGGGATCCCGTACCCGATGGCGAGCGCGATATTATCCGCCATCAGGTCACGGAGTTTTTTGGCGGACTGTCCGGGGTTTCGGTTTTCTCTTCTACTGCCACGGGCACTTTTATTTTCCAGAGGCCAGTGGCAAGGAGGGTCTTGGCAATTGCCTCACTCAGGGGCGGTGTGTTCTCTCCCTGTAGGTACCGGTACACAAGTTCCCCCGCCTCTTCGTGGCCTTTCGGGTCGAGGGAAAAGACGTGGACGAGCTTGCCGGTCTTCTGGTCTTCCTGCTTGAGCCCCCTCCAGATGATGGCCGTCGATGAGGTGAGGCTGCCGAAGATGCCGGGCCTATTCAGGTACTCGTAGGAGCAGCCGAGGGCGTTTTCGATGGCGATAAGGTCACCGTACCCCAGCATGAGGTAGGTGCCTTTTCCCAGGGCTGAAAATGGGATTGCAGTATCGGACATAGGTCACCTCACGGGTGTGCCACAGGTCCCTTTTTCACAACGAGCAGGTACGGCTTTGGTACCTTGCCGGTCTCGAAGACGACGATCGGGAGATACATCTTTTTCCCGGCTGCGGGTGCAGTGATGGCTCCGGAGGCGGCGCCTGATACGACAAGGGTGCCATCCACATAGATCGATCCCGTGGTTGCCGTCGGGGTGATCGTGAATGTGGCAGTATCGCTATAGAGTTCCACCTCGTAAGCGTACACAGCTGCTGCTGCTGCGGGTACGGGGGTGATCGGGTTCGGTGTCGGAGTGTCGTCATCGGCAATCGTGAAGAAAGGCGTTGTCAACCCACCGGCGGGAGTCTCAATGTCGGTCATTCCCGATGTCGGAGTGACCTCCATTTCCCAGGTGATGTTACCCTTAGGGTCGATTGGTTCGTCGAACGATGAGATCTTTGCATCGAACTTGAATCCCGTGAAGGCAAGTGCCCCGGACGAGGGACGGATAAAGTAGCACGTTCTCTCGGTCTTTGCCTTGAAGTCTGTCCTGAGTGATTTATGGACCGCCGATCCGATGTAGTAGATCTTGAGGGCCCCGTTGGCCATCGTAATGGTCCCGCTGCTCTTGGTCTCGTAACCACCATTTGCCGCGAGTGCGTCATGGGTGGTGTTGTCGACCATGTTCAGAGTTTCTTTCGGTCTTTTCGGACTGACAGACTCTCCGATATACTTGGTTCCCCAAATTATATGGTAGCCTGCTGCCGATTCTGCCTGTTCTCCCATAGTTTTTTACCTCGTTTTTGTCACGTAGAAATTCAGGACGTATTCGATACGCCCGTTTTCATCCTTCCCCATGGGACTGGGTCCCGACTGGGTGGCTTCGATACTCTGGTAGAAGACGCCGGTATCTGCATTGAGGACCTTGTTTGTCAGGCCATCGAGGGCCTCGAAGATTGTCTCGATGAGGTCCCGTGCTGCACCGGGTTCATCCTTCGCGCCCCGGACCAGGACCTGGGCGCCCGGGTGATCGACCTTGAGCGTGTTTGTCCATTCCGGGGGCTGCCCGGCATACCCGAAGACGCAGATGATCGCGTGAGGTGTCGCCGGCTTGTTGTTGACGAAGATCGTTTCATCGACAATCCCGAGCCCGAGTGTTTCTAGGTAAGCAGCGACATCATCCTCATAGGTCACGCGAGATACCCCCGTAATGAATCGACGATGTCCGCGGCGATGGTTGGTGCAATGCGGTTGGCCGGGTCTTCAAGATACTTGGCTTTAGCCCCGGGTTTTGTGTGATGGTACGTGAGGTCCTCGTGTTGCCGGTGAGCGTACGGCGTGTTGTAGCCGATCTGGATGGCGTTCGGATCGTCGGGTGTAGCCTCGACCGTGCCGGTACTCAGGAGGTAACCCCCCTTGAGCCGGCCGCGGACCTTGACCATGACTTTTCCTGCGTTGCCAAACCATTGCAGACTAGTTGGGACGGAATATTGCCGGGTCCGGGTCCTGCTCCGGCTGATCCTGGCTCGGATCACATTCCGCTTCTCGTACGTCATGTCGACCGGGCATTCCACTTCCGAAGCAGCGAGGATCCTCTCGCCATTGAGCCAGAGGCGGTTTCGTGCTGCCTGGAGGTTGGTGGCGATGATGTGAGAGAGGTTTTTCATCACGTCCTCGCCTCCAACGATGGCAAAGAGATTGTTACCCGGGGTATTCCACCGCTCCATCTGGGAAAGACCGGCCGCGATGCTGGCGTTCGTTTCGTCAGAATAGGTGACCGATCCATACCACTGGCTGCTGTCGCTCATGTGGAGATCTCCCAGTAGATGCGGGTCCCGTCGCCATCCTTGGCGTCTTCCATGGCGAGGATCAACGGCTGCGTTGCGAATGCTGTGCCGGGGTCGATGGTGATCCGGTCCCGGCCCATGCGGTCAAAGACGACGGCCCCATCGAGCATGATGCTGACATTGCTGACGACTTCCTCCCCCTGCTGACTGCGGACCATCTTGATCCGCTGCGAGACGAAGGCCGGGTAGATGACAGCGGGGCCATAGGAGCGGTTCCCTCTGGCATCTTCACCAAGGAACGGCTCGATCTCGATCGTGTCGTTCAGGATGTCGTCGATTTCGCCCATCAAGAGCCCCCGTGCATAAACCAGAGGCCAACGAGTGAGATGAGGATAGGTACCCCAATAACAATGGCGCCATCACGACCGGTGAGACGACTCTGTTGGTTTTTCAGATCTGAGACCTGACCGCAGAGGCCCCCCTGGCCGTCTTCCCCGTAAACGATTTTTTCAAGTTTCAGTTGGGATCGGACCATGTTTTTTACATCCGAGCGCATCTCGATCAGGATATCGTGATCAGATTCGTCCATCAGAAAACACTCTCCTGATCAGTTTCGGAGACCTCAAATGAGCCGTCTTCGTCTACCTGCCGGCGCAGCTCTTCCGCGTGTTTGCGGAGGTCCGCGGCCATGGCCGGGCCATTGATCGAGTACTTCCCGATCGTGGTGCTTTTCTTCTTCTCGCTGATGTAGGTCGCTTTTACATCGAGCAGGTTGGCGGCTGCAAGCTTGATGACGTTGCCGGACTCGGTGAGTTCCTGGGTGATCTCTTCATCGGTGAAGAGGGCTGTGGTGGTGACCGTTTCGAGTTTGCCAAGGAGCCGGCGGACCTGCCCGATCGCTGTGGTGAGGTCGTAGGTGAATGTCATCAGTGCCTCTTCTTTTGCGGCCTTGCGGACCCTTCCGGGATCTCTTCAGACTTGGGGGACAGGAGCTGCTCAAGGAGTTCGTTGGTCCTCCTCTGTTCCGTTAAGATCAAGGAGAGGAAACGCTCTTCCGTGGTCGTCGGTAGTGGATCGTCTGACATGCAGGCACCTCAAAAAGATTTGAGGTTATGAGCCCGCACCGGTCGATCCCACTCCAAAGCGTTCATCGAATGCGATACCGCCGAACATCTGCCGAACCTTCCACTGGATGCTGTCGGTCTCGAAGTCTCCGTCCATTGCCGACGTTGCGCCGCCTCCGACCGATTCCTGATTGGAGGTCTTGCGGTAGAGGCCCGGGGTCTCGTAGCCGCGGAGCTTGGCGACCCTGATGGCCTGCCGGGGTTTGTTCGGGTCACTGAAGAGGAACCAGCATTTTGCAGCGTCTTCATAGTCTGATACAATCGACGGAATGAACGGGGCAACCGCATACTTGAGGTTGGCGTTGATGTTGGTGGTGACGATCTCCTGGGTGGAGGTGCCGCCGGAGCTCTTTGAGCGGATCTCAAGGGCTGCGATTAGCTTCTGGGCGGTGCGTTCGAGTGCCGGGGGCACCACAAGCACGGCGCCGGTGTTGTCAATCCCGCGGCCTGCCTTGGCTTCAAGGGAGCGGATCTTCGCGAGCGCTGCAACAGCCACATCAAGGCCATCCGCTGACAGGGCAGATGTGATCAGGTTGTTGTGGCTGGCTGAGAAGAACGTTGCATCGGGACCGTTTGCGTCGCAGATGAGACTGGTGGCGTAATACTCCTCGGTATTGCTGGCCTTGTCCGCCATATCAAGCGGAAGTGTCTGGAATGCCCCGAGGTCGTCGTTTATGAGCATTTCCCACGAGACGGGGACCTTTTCCCCATATTTCTCGACAAAGATCTGCTTCTGGGATTCGGTCCACTTGCTCTCCGTATATTCGGTTGTTGCCGGGACCTTCGGGAGCGTGACGCCGCTCTCTGTGAGGGAGAAGACGCTGGCCTTCCGGAAATCCCGGACTGTCATGATCTTGGCCCACATTGGGTATGATTTCGGGATGGTCTCGTACCGGGCCAGAAGCTGGCGATCGATGACATCCGCGAACAGGAGCGGGAAATCGCTCGTGGTCATGGCTTCCCTGAGGTGCCAGTCGGGACGCCTGCCAGTCATTACTCCGGTGACGATCCTCAGGGCTTCCTGAAACTTTGCGTCGTAGTTGTGGATCTTTTTCGCGAGTGCTGAGACGCGCTGACCCTCGAATCCTCCGAGGATTTCGTGCATGCTTGCGGATTCTGCATTGATCCGCTCATCGAGTGTGAGAATATCTCCTGACATTTTTTAGTCCTCCTTATGTGAGATCGAGATACATGACGAGCAGCTGGTCGTCAGTTGTGTCGGTCCCGAGCGCGTTTGTGATCTTGCCTGCTGCAACGGTGAATTCCGCGGTGATGTCGGCCATGGTTGCGATCGCTGCCTTTGTCGAGATATGGATGACCGTTACCAGTTCGTCCCCGATCGCGATTGCTGCAAGAGTATGGTCCCCGGCTACTGCCCCATCGAGCAGTGCGGTTTTCAGGAATCCCCCTGCGAGCTTCGTCTTTGTGACGGCGCCGGCTGAGATCTTTGCAGCAATTACTGAGTTCGAGGCGAGGTTTGTTGCCCCGATGGTCCCGGCCCCGAGCGTACCTGCACCCGGTGAGGGTATATGCTGGACCTCGATAGTGGCCGTGAGACCTGACCCGATCGCGGTCATTGCGATGCCGAAGAAGTAGCCGGTCGAGTCGTTGCTCAGTACGGTGGGTGATCCATCTGCCAGGTAGATCGCATCATACTGAGCGATTGCTCCTGCCGATGCGGTGACCGAGAACATGTCCGAACGCGGGCCGAAGTCCACGGACGTGTACCCGGGGGCGTTTCCTTCCTTTGATTCGTCGGTGATTGCTACACCCGTGAGAAGCCCGCACCGGATCGCGTTCCCTGCGACCGGGGCTGCGGGACTGGTGCAGATCACACTTCTCTGATACCCGGGTTTCATCATGCCATTGAGCGTCATTGTTCAACGTCTCCCTTTCGCGGCGATTTCAGCCGCTTCTTTGGTCATGCCGAGATCGATATACATCTCGGTGCGTTCCTTCAGTGCGGCCTCGGTGAGGGTTTCGCTTCCCCCTGTTGAGGAGCCGCCCATGCCCTTAACCTTGCCGGACTCGGTGAGCTTCGCCACGTAGTCGGTCTCGGTCTTGATGGCCTCGGTGACGATCGGGCCGAATGCAGCCTCATCAAGCTTGCCGTCCTTGAGCTGCGCCCTCTTCGGCACGGACTCTAGGAGCCGGGTCTTGGTGATCTCGGGCAGCGTGGACTTTTCCAGTGCCTTTGCGACGATCTTTCCGGCTTCCTGGATGACCTGCGCCTCGCGGAGCCGGTCGAGTTCGACTTTCATGTCCTGGCTTTCCTTCAGGAGCTTTGCGTGGTCGGCTTCCGTGGCCTTGGTCGCCTCGGATGCCTGGATCTCCTGTAAGACTGCCTCCTTAACCTTGGTGAAAAGGTCGGGGCGAGTCTCGCGGAGCGATTCTACCGTGAGTACGGTTTCCTTGGGTTCGTTTGCCATGATTTCCTCATTGTTTTCTTCGATCTGTTCGTTGTCTGCGGGCGGTTCCTGTTCGGCGAGCGTTTCGTAGTCTGCGTGCGATCCGTTCTTGCGGTATGCCTCATACATCGGCATGATCCCGCCACCCGCGCCGGGCTTCGTGACGAAATCAACCGAGAGGCATTTGTGCAGCGATTCGATGATTTTTCCCTGTTTTCCTTCGGCCGTGCCCTGAACGCCTTTTCCGATCGCCCGGTGAGACATACCGATATACGGGGCTTTCTCGTTCAGGAAATCCCGGTACTCTTTGAAAACGTGGATGTCTGCATAGACACCCGGGACCGGGACACCCTCGGATTCGTACTTAACATTGCCGGTGATGACTGCGGCAAGGTCCTTGAGCGAGCGTTCGGGACGCTCCCGTTCCTCTGTCTTGGTCGGGTGGTCGATGTAGTCGTGAGTGGCTTCAGTGTACACGAATTTGTTGCTTTTGAGCATAGACTCGGAGTAATATCCGCTGGATCCCCATCCGGGCGCGATGATGCGAACCCGTGCGGTGCCGTCGGGCTTGATGAAGTTCCGTTCAAGTGGCGCGGCGAAGCTGGTTTCCACTAATTCTTCAAGTTGAGTTGTCACATTGCCAGACTCCTGTCCTTTTGCGGACTCGGAAAAGATGGTCACGTGGTCGTTCGGCTGGTCGTGAGCGGATGCCGGATACGGGTCGCTGAGAAGAGTTGGGTTTTGGCCCGGATCTTGTGGCATTGTACATATTGGCGCGGGAGTCGTATATATCGGTTCGAGAAATTTAACAAGGGGTATATATCGGTTCGACACGAGATTCGAGCGTTTTGCTCACGTACCGGTAGATGCCGTCCCGCGTCCTGCATTCGTGATTGTACTCCGGGAAGAACCGGTTCAGGGTCCGGGCGATATCCTCATAGGAGAATTTCTCGGGATGTCTCCGCATGATGAGGATAATGTGTTTCTCATCATCGTTTATTTCCGGATACGGGAGGGTTTTGGCCATATTATGCCGCCCCCGCAGACGGGATCAGTGGTTCGCACGAGCAGTGGCAGTTATAATCGTCGAGGTCGTTCCAGATCGGATCGTCGAGAGGGTATACTTTCCCATCCCGTGCCCGATGCTCCGGTCGCGGGTCGATCTGTGGATCGAGATGGTGCCATCTGCCTTCCTGTATGCCCTCGTTGTGCCATCTGTCGAACGTGCCATCGGTCAGCAACCGCCGGGTTTCCTGCTACGCCACAAGGCTGCTGTTG